GCGACCACCGCCGCGGCATCACGGTAACTGTTGACCGGGATTGTCTCGACATCGGTCAGGCGCACTTTGCCGTGGCTTGTCTGCAGCACGCGCCATCCTTCCTCACGCAATAGGTCGGCCACCGCCTGATAACGCCACCAACCCCAGTCCTTATTAACCGCCACCGACTTGTGCCACGGCACATTCGGTTCGATCAGCACCGTGCCGGACCGTCGTAGCGTGCGCGCGGTTTCGGCGGCATCAAAGAAAAACTCGCCCACCGGCGCCTTGAAATCATAGTTCCAAATCCACCGCCGTCGCGCCGCGTCTTGCGAGTTATAGATGCGGTGGCCCTTGTGATAGCGGACCCATTCCACGCCCGGCTCGTCCGGTCTGTGTGCAATGTTCGGATTGCGCCGGAACGCCTCGGCGGCAAACGGCCCCCAGATAATTCGGCGGCCATCACCAAAGGCGATACGCTTGCCGCGAGCCGCGGCGCCGCGGGCCATGCCAGTCCCAATTATTTCGTCGCCGATGCCGATGGTCGCCTCCTCAACGGTAATACTTTCCAAACGTTTCCGCTGTTTCGTAACGCTCCGGCGTGAAGCCGGCCGCCTTGGCCTCGACCAGCATGTGATCAAACAGATCAATGATGTCTTGGCGCCAGTGCTTTTGCGGCCGGTGATTACTCCAGTGCCTTTGCCCCTTAGCCTCCAGCCGCGGCAGCGCATAGCTCAATTGCGGTTGCGTCGGGATGCTGGTGCAATGCACGATCTTAACCGCCGGATTGAGCACTGACGGATAGGACTCGCCGTCAAGGCAATTCCAGTTTTCGCCATTTGCAAACGGTTGAATTTGATCCGGGTTGAACTTGCGCCGCAGGTTGGCATAGAGCGCATATTCGCTTTTGATGCGCTCCAGCGGCGGCAGGATCGATCGAGCGCGATCGCAATACCATAGCGTGGTGCAGAATGTCTTCGGGTCTTTGGCAACGCAAAACGCGCCGTTCTTTGGTTCGGTGCGCCACAGCTTGGCGAGGTCATCCATCACGATCATATCGATGTCGAGATAAATCGCGCGGCCCTCGAAATTGCAGAACGCCGGGATACCCCAGCGGAATGCCGAGAATGGTGTGGCCCATCCTTGCGTCAGCCAGCCTTGCCGCCTGGCGGCGGATGAATACCAAAACGACCCCTTGTCCTTACTCAATTTCATCCACGTCAAATCGACCGGCTCGCTGGCGTGCTTGCGGATGGAATATTCAAGCACCGCTTGCGATTCCAAATCTTCGTTATTGGCTGGCGTTCCGACAAAGACGCGAATCATGATGGCTGAGAGCCCCAATAAATAAGTGCGAGAGTCGCAGCGATCAAGACTACTGTCGTCCAGTTACTGTCGATCCAATTCTCCTTCATAGTTGCCACCGCTCCAATGCTTGCGCCACCGTCAGTTTGGGGTATTTGGTCAAGGCGGAAATCGGCGAGCAGTTGACCACGTCGACCCCCAGCTTTTGCAGGCTGGCAGCCACGCCGTCGAACGCCTCCCGCCACCGCTTCACATTGGACGGCGCCGGGTTGTTCATGTGGTAGGGGTGCCGGCCGTGCCAGTGTGGGCCGTGGTCGAGCGTGCAATCGATCCCGAGGAGGGCGACGCCGGTAGCGCCGAATTGCACTGCCATGTTAAGCGCCTGAAAGCCGCTGTTGCCGCCAGCGCCCACATAGGTCGGTCGATCGATCAGGATATCGTTGCCGGTCACTTGCTCGATCAACACCCGCTTGAGCGCGGGATAGGTCCGGCAGGCAATGGCGTCATGCGATAGTTTCAAGCCGGCGAAATCGGCAAGGCCCTTGTGCAATGTCCACCACGCCAGATCGCAGGAATACACCGCGTCCGCCCATGGCGCCAGGCGATAGCTTTCGTTGACGGCAATGACATGGATTCGGTTCTGCAGTGCCGCAACATCCGCGGGCTTAACGCTCGGGCCGGCGCCGACGATCGCGACGCATTCCCCGCGCCAATCGAACCACCAAGGCACGGTCTGCGGACCAATCTCTGCCGCCGTGTTGATCATGCAAATGGCACCACCACGCGGAACGGCCGCAATAGATTTTCCGCCGCGAACGGCAGTTTCATCGTGGTCAATCCCACGATGTTCTCCTCGCGGTGCTCATGGAAATTACCGATGTAGAGCAGCATCGCTTGCTTGATCGCGCGCGGGATGTTGCTGCGCAGGTCGGGCGGGGAATCTGATGTCGCGTCGTAGCCTGCCACAAAGCGGATGCGAACGGCATTGATGGCATCGAGCACCGCGGTCGGCCAGCCGGCGGTGACCGGCACCACCCATCCGGGCTCGGACACATCGTCAACGTAATATTGGCCAACGGCCAGCGTGGTTTCGAACCCATCGCTGCCATCGTATTTGATGCTTTCGACTGACTGCAGCGGCGGCAGCGGTATCTTGATTTCGTGCACCGGGAAACGATCGATGACTAATTCCCACGTTTGCGTCACCAAGGCGCGGCCGGTGAAACTGTGCTGGCCTTGGACATGCGATGTCGCCGCTGCGATGTAGGCATCGATCAGGTCGTCCATGTCGCTATAGTCGATGCGCAAGTGGTCTTTGACCTCCTGCAACGTCAACGGCTGCACTGCCGGGGCGGTGATCAATCGTAGCGCCATGATCGGCTCCGCGAACTGGAAGGACTCATGTTGGGTTGCCGTCTTATATCAGATTGGCCCGGCCGTTGCTGGTCTGCCACGCCTGGCCGAGCATCGGCGCCCTGCTGTGGCGATCGGAAGCGCCCTTGAGTTGCCTCACGCATCTCCCCGATACGCAAATCTGCAATCAAACCGCCAAGGCCGGCAAACTGCGCCCGCACCGTCATGCCCTGCCGGAGCGCAACCTCCTGCATAACGCCTGCACCGGCAAACTGTGCGGTCACCCTGTTATTCACTCGCAACGAAACCGACAGTGTGCCAACGCCGCCGAAATTCGCCGTCACCGCCAGGCCCTGACGCAACGCTGCCGTCAGCGAGCCGGCGCCGGCGAATTGCGCAAAGATTTGGTGGTTGGCAACAACGGATTGGACGTCGATAATGGCATTCAGCGTACCGGCGCCTTGGAACTGCGCCGTAATCAACTTATTGGAACGAATGTCTGCGATCAGGGCGCCGACACCCGCAAACGATCCGCGCACCACCAAGCCTTGACGCAACGTCGCATCAAGCAAACCGCTGCCTGCAAATTGGGCGGTAATATTCTTGTTGCTTCGAATGTCTGCTGTCAGCAGCCCGGTGCCACCAAACGCCGCCGCAACCCGCATTTGAAGTAGCAGCGAAGCCGCCAACGAGCCGGCGCCGGCAAAGCTGGCCGTGATTGGCCAATCTGTCACAACGCCCGAAACGGATATATTCGCCGACGTAATAACGCCCGAGCCTGCGAACGACGCCGCGACGCGCATCCCGAGATTGACGGCCGCCGCTAGTTGACCGCTTCCGGCAAACGCCGCTGTTACGGTGTAATTTACGCCGGCGGCCGAAGTCTGAAATGCATCGACTTGGAAAGCGCCAGGCTGAAAAGCGTCAACAACCGTGCCCGACGTGACCGTGACGCTTGCCGCCAACAAGCCCGCGCCAGCAAACCTTGCAGCCACCCGCTGATTGACACTGAGCGCGCTCGCGAGCGATCCACTTCCCGCAAAGCTCGCCGTAATCAAATGGTTTGGTATGAAGCCCTGGACGTCAATTACAGCCGCCAGCGATCCGGCGCCGGCGAACGTCGCATTGACTCGCTGATTGAGACTCAGCAACGCACTAAGCGCGCCGCTGCCAGCGAATTGTGCCGTTATCGGCTTGTTGACTTTAACGTCGGCCACCAATGTGCCGACGCCCCCGAACGTAGCACCAACCCGAACACCTTGGCGCAACGTGGCGCTAAGGGCGCCAGTGCCAGCGAAGACCGCCGTTATGGGGGTATTAACAAGAACGTTCGCGGTGAACGCGCCGGCACCGACAAACGATGCCGTCACCGCAACCGGCACGCCCATCTGAAACGCTTTAGTCGTCGACTGAAATGCGTCGTTCTGGAATGCAGTGTCGGGCGTAAGGTCGATGACTTGGATGGCGGCGGTCAGCGCGCCCGCGCCCGCGAATGATGCGGTAATCAGGTGGTTAGGTTTCGTAATAGTGATGGTGGCGGTTAAAGCCCCCGCGCCCCCGAACGTAGCACCAACCTGCATGCCTTGGCGCAACGTGGCGCTAAGAGCGCCACTTCCGGCAAACTGCGCAACGATGGGCGTATTGACCAGCACATTCGCCGTCAACGCCCCGCTGCCCGCAAACGCCGCAGCGACTTGCACCCGCGGCGTCAGCGCCGCGGTTATCGCGACCCATGCCGACGTCGTCCAAGTGTTAAATGCCGGAGGGTCCTCCGCCGCCACCGCCCCCGTCATGATGCGGTACATGCCGGCGCAAGTCGACGAGTTGGTATCCGTGTTGTTGTTGTTAACTGGTGTGGCCGGCAAGTAGTTCGTGACTGCGCCCGACGGCGTCGTGTCTTGAATCGGGCTCGTCGCCATCGCGATGATGGCACAACCCGCATGTCGCGGCGTTATGGACGGAGGATCGGGGTTAGTCGACGACCCCGTGGCAACCGTTGTTGTGGTGCTTAGGGGGATTGCGGCGTCGTGGCCGCGAAACACCAACGCGACGGCCGCCATCGCATCCGCGGCGTTTGTCGAGCCCTCAACAATACACGATCCGTCGGTGCCGCTGACGTAGTTCTTCCACGCAGTCCTGATGCGATGCGTGGCGCTGTTAAGTTGGTTGATGTCTTGCGTGAAGCCAAGGGCGTTACCGATCCGGCCTTCGTTGCCCGAGCGGTTGAAACACCCCGATATGATGTAGACAAAATCGCCGGTCGCAATGCCAGCGACGCCCGACAACGTCAGCGTAATATTGCCGCCGTTGATGCTGTTGCCGCTGGTCGAGCCTATAAAGGTAATCGCCACAGCGGTTCACTCTCCTTTAGGCCGGAGGTGAATCCGGTGCTGGCCATCCACCTGCCGGATAGTTCGAGCCTGCAAACGCTGGCGCAAATGCAAGATCGCTGATCATATCCCCGACATCGTTATAGACGACAAATGGTTGTCCTCGACTCGCCGCATCACGATCCAAGATGAAGAAGATCGACGGCGCATCTCGCAGCAACGGCTCTACCCGGTTAAGCGACAGCAGAAGAAAAAATCCCTTCAAATACGTATGCACAACCTTCCCGTCTACCACCGTGTCCTTCGACGGTTGCCACAGGCGTATGTCAGGAATTGACTGATTGAGTTGCCACGTGTCGGTGGCAGGGATTCCCAAAGCATCGCTCAGCCGAACCTTGTCGGCTTTAGCCCCGGCCTCTGTTGCGTAGAGCATGACATGATCGATCATGGCGCTGTAAATCCTTGCAGCGTGGCGTCGGCGAGGCGCGTGGTCCAGGCGGTGAGGCGGCGATAGTAAGCCGGTGGCGGCGAGCCGTTGTCATAGCGCAAGGCGTAAGAGGCTCCCATCGCACCTGGGATCGACACAACTGTGCCACCGCCACCAACCAGCGATCCTGCGCCCGCGTCCCAGTTGAAGCCAACCTTGCCCCCACCGAGCCAAGTGACACTGCCGCCAAACGCT